TCTTGTGATGTTTGTATCATTAGCTGCATCAAAGCGAACAGAGTGCTACTAGGCTCTTTAACGGGTAACGGTACAATTCCGTTATGTAAATCCATTGCGCTGATGCCTGTTTGCTTCCATTGACCAGGCTTGAAAGCAGAATCACCCATCTTTCGACGGAAGCCTTTAGCGAGCCAACCGCCTTGACGGTTTGACAGTGTGCCAGCGTCAACCAGTTGATTGGTCGTTGCGTTAATAGCTGAAGTAATTGCACCCAATAGATAAGAGTAGCCAATATCTAAGAAGCCACCTTCAGGGTCACGCAATAAACCATATTTTGTGATAGTGTTTACTGGCTTAATGCGAACTATTTTACGACCTTTATAATTACCTTCAAGTCTCATTACCCCATCAAGCGGGGCGGCTCTTCCAGTGCCTTCATCTCTTACTAACACATCATAAGGCTCAAACCGTGGCACAATTCGCACTACTTGCTTTGAGTTTTGGCAAACTACAAAAGTATATGGTTCTTCGTAGCCATCACCATCAAGATCAAAATAGCCTTGCTGCTCAATAAACGTAGTGAACTTATCGGCCTTAGCCTGGTCTTGAGTGTCATTTTCTGAACCTGAATCACTAAATGATATTTCATCATCTAGCCAAATACCTTGTCTTTGCCTGTCCAACACTTCATTCTTTGATAGTTCAATCGTTTCGCTGAATCGTCTTAGCCTAGTGATACTATCCGCATCGTTATTCACAACAAAGTTAGGCGCAAGGATTACGTTTGATACTGGACGGCCTAAACGTGAATCAAAGAAGGTTTTCTTAAACGCACAACCATCGTAAGGCAATTGATAAAGAAGCTTCTCATGCTCATCACGCCACTCTTCCATTTCAACATTAAGCTGATAGTTTGAATATTCTGCTACTCGGTTAGCTGTCTTTTGCTTCTGACCGTCAGAATCTTGACCGATTATTGACGTTTTAACGATGTCTTCTTGACGCAATAGCTCGGTAGATGCTCGGTCACTAAACTTCAATGCCGCTTGCATAAGGGTAGGCGACTTGAAATTACTTGCACCCTCCCAAGGTGTAGACTTAGCCGTCTTCTCTTGCTTGACCAACTCTAAGCCTAACTTAACAAAGCTAGACCATTCTTCCATCGAATCTAAATCTGCCTGATAACCATCGCAGACATTAGCGCCAACCTTCATCAAGGTTTCTTCGCTGAACATATCCGCTATGTTAGGCTTGGGAATAGCAACGCCGTTTACTATATTGAAATAGCTGACTAATAACTCAACGCCTTCAAGTTCTTCAACTGCATCGTCTTCACTTTCTTCAACTAATTCAATTATTGCGTCTGCCATTTTAATTACTCGCTATACCTTAAAAGTTATTCATATTAGCACGATAAGCACAAATCAGTAACCCATGCAACTTACTTGATCTGTATTAAAATCATCCTCTTCGTCATCATAATCAGACTTGTCTAAAACGTACCCTCCAGCGAACCCAAGAGCCATGTATTGCTCGGCATCTGCTGGGTGACTGTACTTGTTTTTATCGGGCTTATCTTTGAACCTTGCCTCACCTGATACTTGTACTCTTTTGTACTGATAGCCGCCTATTTTACCCTTTCTTAGCATCTGACAGCTTTTACTTAATAGATAGCCTGGCTCACCATCAACCAATTTAATTATATATGAGTTTACCGCGTCAATACGCTTTGTTGGGTCGTTCGTTGGAGCTGGTTCAGTCTCAAACCCCATGTTGAGAGGCTGTAAAATGTCGCCATCTTCATTATCGTCTATGTAATCATCGTTAAGTATGCCCATTGACGACTTAGCTTCTGACTCACCACGACCAGCACCAGCAGGATCAATATAACTGAATGCAATTTCAATGCCGTAGAAATTACGCTGTAGAAATGGCTTAACAACGTCACGAGCAAACTGTCGCACGCCCATATCTTCAGCAACTAATTCAGCTATTATCCTTAATTGTCCTCTTTCTGTCTGTTGACCTATCACACAAGATGGTGTAAGCCCTCCATCCCAGCCCAAACCTATGGGTAAATCTTCAATGACACCTAATGGTTTTTCAGGGCAATGCAAACGGTCATTGTACTGAGGATAAACCGGCTTACCGTCTTTAATTGTGCCATAGTTACCCATCACCATTACGTTGATATGGTCTTCAGAGTTGCCCGCTAACATGTCTCGATAGTATTTATAACCACCAGGCAGAAACTTTATATTCTCAGCATCTGGATTATCTACATATTCTTTATCGACTACTAAGAATGGTGCGGGGCCACGAAAGAAACCGAATATATCTTTAACTAATCGCTTTGCTTCTTTTGTTTTATTTGATCTTAAACATCCCTCTTCTGCTAACTGATACCACCAGTGATCATCTTCTGGCGGGTTGGTGTCCATCAATAGAGATTTTCTTGTGCAAGGTTTGTATTTGGGTGTGCCGTCATCGTTGAATAGAACATTGCCATCTTTGTCTAGCTCTTTAGGCGCATCATAGACCAGATTACCCGCATTATCATAAACGTCTGTATATCCATCTATCTGCGAAGGGTAGCGCCCTATTCGTTCTCGTGAGCCTTTCACAACAGCATAAGGCAATTCTCTTGCCTCGTTCATGAAAACGCCAGTTACTTCCAGCGAGAGAAGCTTTTTAACGTCATCAGGTCGATCTAATGCTAAGAATATAAAATATGCTTCAACTCTTGTGCCATCAGATAAAGGATAGGCCATATCACCACGCATAGGTTTTAGCGTGATCGAGCATATTTCATGAGGAATCCATTGTTTGAATGTTGCAAGAGTTGTGGTTTCTAGCATGTCGTAAGTGTTACGAACAATAGCCCACTTAGTTTTGCGAATGCCTTTGTCGTTTGGCTCTTGTAATACTGCCAGCCTGTGCATTTCGTTTATACACGTAACTGACTTTCCGTTTCCTACCGGCCCAAGGAAGCCGCGCACAACTTTATTGCAATGATGGAATCGTGCGCCAGTTGGTGATGCTACGTAATTAATCGTCGGCATCTGTTGGCTTGGCTCCAAAGTTCATATTGAACGTAGTAACTTCGCCTGAATGCTCTACTTCTTGTTTGTCTGCCCATCGTTCGTTGAAATCGTCTGATTTTCCAAAACGATTCTTCATGTTAAAAATCCATGCCGTAGCATTGAAGTTTTCAACATTTCCAAACGCAGCTTTACGCCCCATTTCTTCCCATTTACCCTTTGATAAATGAAGCCCTCTCTTTACGGCTTCTAAAAACTTGGGATTTTGCTTCTGCCAATTTAAGAAAGTTTGAAATGTGCAATCAAGATTTAGACATACTTCTGCCTTGCTTGCGCCATCTTTCATCAAGTCTATGACAAGTTGAATATACTCTTCTTTATACTCAGAAGGTCTACCGCCTAAATTCTTTTTAATGACTTTTTCTTCAGTCATGGCTTACCTCTTATTTATAGTTCCTTGTTGGCTGTCCGTTCTCGCCGAATCTGTACGGCTTGGCAGACAGTTCTTTTTCTGCATCTGTCATTAATCGCCAATCACCACACTTTTTACATTTAGTGTAGGTCATTGGTTTATCTTTTACTGTTACGCATGTTTCACAAGTCATTACCATATCCTTAATAAAGTTAGCCTGTATTACTTCTCAGCAAGCTAGGCTTGATAGTTTAGGCATTCTATCGCCAGATGATCACCTCCTTACGTCAGATTACATCTAAACCTTGTCGGGGGTTTTACGTGCTACAAGCAGCGCCAATGGTGAACGTTACTTTGTTTGCATTTAGTATTACTGAAGCGTCTGTATAAACCGCGCAAGCTGTCCACGTTCCTGCTATATCGAACTCAGTGCCTGAAGTTGTGTATTCAAAATAGGTGCTGGCCGCTACTGATTGAGCTGGTGTAAATCCTGGATCATTTGTTAACGCTGCTGCTGGTGCTGAAACTGCTGGAGTAGTCAAATTCGTTACCGTAAAGCTTGTGCCATTGGTTGGAGCTGTAAACACGATACTGAGCGCCGTACTGCCTGACATATCAAAACCTGTGGCAATCCTGAATGGTTGCCCTTTCTCGCTTACCTTAATCGTCATAAATCACCATTCTCACCAATACCATCATTGTTTATTAAGCCAGCCTTACCTATGCCATAGTTTGTCATTGTAGCATTTGAACCGAAACCTAGCACTATTAAGCC